GGGTGATTAAATCCGTAGAATATAAAGAGAAATAAAAACGGATTTAATCACCCCCCCAAAATTTAACAACAATTATAACAAACATTATAACAATAAATATAACAATAATTATAAAATTACTGTTAGGTCCTCGAATCCGTAGAATATAAAGAGAAATAAAAACGGATTCGAGGACCTAACCTAATATAACAACAATTATAACAAACATTATAAATATCAATATTTTTTATCTAGTATAATATTATATGGAAATTAATCCTATAGACTTATCAAAATTAAGGGAAAAATTAATGAAATGTAAAATTATAACATTAATAGAAATGAACAAGGATCCATTATTGAACATTAAATATTTATCATTATCAGAGAAAACACATATATTTGATAAAGTGAAATTATTATTAGAATCAGATAATGATGAATATGTTAATAAAAAATTTAATGAAATATGTAATGAAAAATTATTTACTAATACATCAGACTATAGCAAATATGCTACTTATGCCGATGCAAGATTTCCAGAACAACAACAGAAATTAGACCAAGAAGAACCACAATTTTTACAACTAAAAGAAGATATAAAAACCAATAAATTAGTTATGGATATAGCAGGAAATATTATCAATACTAATAATTAAATGTTTGTAAATTTTGATTATAATTTATACTACAATCAAAATTAATATATAATACAATTATTATATAATGAGCGGTCAACCTTATAAAACAGCATTAGATATTACAAATGCCAGAAATTCATATTTGTCAAATTTAAAATTACAAATTGAATTAGATGACAAAAACTATCAAGCAAATAAACTTTATAAACGTACTGGACAGTTACCCGTAGAAATGACAGATTATAGAAGTGTTACCGAGAAACTCGCAGATGTTCAACGGTTAAAGATTGATTTAAACAGCAAATTACTAGCTATTACAGACGGACAGCAAGCACAAGCCATCACGACACAATTAAATGCCGAGCAATTAATATTTTTAAGTCAGAATTTTGGTCCTATTTCTGAACAGATGAAAAAATTATATTCTGTCGGAGTACTAGCCCCTATTTTTATAAATTACTTACAAAGATATATGGAACGATTCCAATTAACACAAGGAGTGGAGTTAGGTTTACAACAATCATCCGCCAATAATATTATAGCAAATCAACAAACCATTATAAATACTATGGCAAGGAGAACAGATATAGATAATATTATAGGATTAATAAATAGGTTGGGAGGTACTATTGGTGCTCGATATATGGACACAATATCAAATTTAAGAGAAATAAAGGACCTAATAAATGTTATACCAAATATATTTTCACAAATATCACAAGAAAATAATGCTATACAACAATCACAAATGAGACAAATATTAAATAATATAGTTTCAGATTTACCAAACCATGAAGACTTGAATCGATATTTTGACCTTTTAAGCGAAGATATAAAAAACAATAATAAAGAAGGGATTTATGAAGTTCTAACCCGTTTAAATGGGATAACACAAATGGGTCAAGATACCAAAGAAAACATCGAGATTTTAAAACAGTTAATAAATGAATATAAACCAGTTAAATCAGATAAACCAGAAAAAGATAAACAGCCAGGAAAAGATGTACCAATACAGCCAGAAGAACTAAAAACCAGAAATTATTTAACACCAGAGGAAGAAGACAATATTAGAAATGTTATGCTAGAATATTTAAATGAAACACGAGAAGAATTACTAAGAGATTTTAATGAAATATGGGACAGTTTAGGTGACGCAATAAAAAGTATGTATAAAAGTAAGACAGAATATGCACAAGCAGTTATTAAAAAAAGATATACTAAAAATTTATCAAAAATAGATTTATTAGACCTTATTCAAGATTTACAAACAATGTTATTATATGGTGTAAGTGATGATAGTGGTAAAAAATATTATACATTACCAGAATCAGGAAAACAAATACCAGAACCAGATTTTAAACCAATATCAATACCAATACCACAACAGGGTAAAGGTATGCGAGGCAAGGGAATAGTAAAAATAAAAATTTCTAGAAAACATCCATCGCAAGTACTAGACACCGATATTGATTATTCATTAGGAATTATTAAGGCACCTAAATTTGTACCTATTGGGAAACATCTGATTAATAAACATAGATTAGACGACAATATAGTAGCTATTAAAAGACAAGCAGGATCTGTTATTCCTTCTTTACCATCTCAAAGAGTGAGCAATAATGTTGCTGAAGTGTTAAGAAAAATATTAGGTGGAAAAGCTCCAACTTATGATGATTTTAATGAATTAAATAATGATGACAAATTAATTTTAGATAAGATAGCTAAAGAGACACAAATTAAAGACAGATTACAATTACCTAAACCTAATAAAGATGAACAAGATAAAGACGGTAATCAATTTGAAATACTAAAAGGTGAGATACTAGCAGGGAATGATAACCCTGATATAGTTAAAAAATTTAAAACAATTATTTTAAAATTATCACATCAGAATTTATTGCCTAAAGGACAAGCAAAAGAATTATTAATGGATTTAATAAATTTAGGGCATTAATTATTTTCTAACATTACTATATATAATGAATAGTGGCTATTATCCCGTAGTATTAGAACAAAAGCAAAGAATACAAACATCATCACAACAAATACCTTTTTATTTTGGTGGTTCTTCTGTACCAACTGATTTAAATTTAACACATAAACGACGCAGTGGAAGTGGATTTAAAAAACCAAAATTATTAAAATTATATAATAATCCAGTTAATGATATTAATTATTTTAGAAAATAATATCTATATTAATAATATATAAATGAGGACTTTGATTCTTAATTCTACTAATTTAATCCCTGATGGAAAAAATAACAAATTAGTCTATAAATTTCCAAACTCTGTAATATTTAAAGATTCTTATATTTCACTTTCACAAGCTCAAATATATTATAGTTGGTTTAATATAACATCAGAATTCGGAAATAATGTGTTTCAGTATATATGGGTTAATAATTTAGGAGTTCAAATAACTTATAGCATTGTTATTCCTGATGGGTTGTATGAAATAGTACAATTAAACTCCTATTTACAATATGAATTTATAAAAAATGGTCATTATTTGGTCGATGCAGCGGGCAAAAATGTTTATTATGCCGAGATGTTAGTAAATGCAACTCGGTATGCTATTCAAATTAACACTTATTTATTCCCTACATCACTTCCAGTAGGATGGACTAATCCAAGTGGGTTATTATTCCCCCCTCAAATTTTTAATCCTTCTATAATTATTCCAGCCAATTTTAATATTATAGTTGGTTATAATGTAGGATTTACAACAAATATTAATTTAAATAATGCATACATTCCTCCAGTCTCAACATTTGTAAGTAAACTAGCTAATGGTACATTATCATATATTTCAACACAAGCACCAGACGTACAACCAAATAGTAGTTTAATAATAAATATATCTAATATTGATAACCAATATGCACAACCAACAGGATCATTATATGTAATTAATCCAACAGTTGCAGCAGGAGAAATAATTAATGAAAAACCAGTAAATTTTATTTGGTGTAAATTAATTCCTGGAACGTATAATGAAATTACTGTTTCATTATTAGGTACTAATTTAAGAGGTTTAAGAATACAAGACCCTGCAATGACATTTGTTTTCGTCATTAAAGATTCAAATGAATCAATTTATTAAAATTAATATCTATATTAATAATATAATGAATAGTGAAATTACTGAAAATAGTTTATTGATTGTATATGATACTTTTTATAAAGAACAACAATATTTAATGAATCAATTAAAAAATAGTGTAGAAGATAAAACAATAAAAGAACTAAACAAAGAAATAAATATATGTCATACTATACAATTGAATTTATTGAAATTAAAATCACTGAAAAAACAGTATAATGAAAAAATTAAAAATCTATAGCTATTATATACAAATGAAATATTATATACCAGGCATTAATAAAACTATGTTAAATAGAAACACAAGAGGGGCAAAAACAGGAAAAGGAATCGGGGCTGTTATATTAGATAATGGAATGGGTGGACAAAGTTCATATAGTTCTATGAATGATTATTTAGAAACTACCAACGCACCGGCACCAGTTGGGATGGGATTAAAGGGGTTAGACAAGATAAGAACAAAGATGCAAAATTTAATGATTAAACCAACTATAAGACGACAGAATAATATAAAGTTTAGTATTTGATAAACATTATATAATATTTTAAATAAATATTCTATAATCTGAAATTTTTATATATTTCTATATTATATATAGAATGTGTGACAAATTAGTATTTGATTTAAGTCAAGAATTAGAAGGAACACCAAATATTTTCATTAGAAAAGATTGGATAAATATTTTAGATAATCAAAATGGTCAGTATAGCGCTAATCAATGTGTTATTGATACTTCACAACTTAGTAATAGCAATAAATATTTAAATTATAGAGAAGCATACCTGTCAATACCATTATTATTAACATTAACTGGAGGTGATGCGGATGTTTTTAATCCAAGTCAAGCTGCTACATCGGTGGATTATTCTATTGGTCTTAAAAACTGGTTTGGGTCAATTGTTCATAGTCTGATATTAGAGTACAACGGAGTGACGGTAATACAGCAAACACCATTTATCAACATGGTGAATTCATTTCGATTAATGACAACTTTAAGTTGGTCAGATGTAGCAATAATGGGATCGACTATTGGATTTTATCCTGATGATGGTTTAACATGGTCATATAATCCTGCTGTAGGAGGGTCACCGCAAGGGGTTGGTGTTTGTAATAATTCTAATTTTACAACACCAGCAACTGGTGCAATTGTTACTGGTGCATTTAATAATTATAAATCAACGCAAGCAAATGAAGGATTTTTACAAAGACAAACCTTTATCAATTATGATCCCGCTGGCGTTTCTGGTAGTGGAACGACTTATACTTCGTTATTAACTAGTGCTAATGCTGGAGAACTTTTTAAATCTTACATAAGCAATAAATTAGATGGTGCGGCCGGTCCTCCTATTGTTCCTGGTTGTTTTCAAATTAGTATTCGAGCTACTGTTTATTTAAGACATCTTCATTCATTCTTCAATCATGTGCCATTACTAAAAGGAGTTTATATGAAAATGACTCTTAATTTAAATAATAGTTCTTGTGCATTCACTAGAACTTTAAATAATATGACTTTAGATTCATCAGATGTACCAGTTGGAGGAGTGCAACCAATAATGATTGCCTCACTAGCAGCAAATAATGGAGGGGCATCATTGCCTCCTAGTCCATTTATCGCTTCATTAAGTGTAGGAAATATATGTCTAAATTCTACTCAAAGAAGTCTTGCAAACGTTCGTACAGGTGCAGTGGGTAATAATGTATTTTTATATGTTCCCGCCTACACATTCAATCCAGTATTCGAAAGTGCATATTTATCATCACCTATTAAAACCATTGATTATTCTGATTATTACCAATATCAAATTTTAAATATTGCTTCAGGAGGACCATTCAATAATTTAATCACTAATGGTATAGCAAATATTAAATCAGTTCTATTATTACCGTTTTTTACATCTATAGTCCCAAACGGGGCGGGAATTCTAGGGTCAACTCCAGTATACCAATCACCATTTGACCCCGCTGGAACTGGTCCAACTTCTCCTCTTTGTATATTGAGCCAATTCAACATTATCGTTTCAGGCCAAAATGCAATTTACAATGCCGCGCGCTATAGCTTTGAACACTATAATAATCAATTTCAAGGCCTCGGAATTAATGGCGCAATGGTTGATGGTCTTTCGTCTGGTCTTATTAATTCCTTATCTTTCGAGATGGAATATAATTATTATTATACTAATGTGTCTAGAATGTTGCCTGTTGAGGAATCAGTACCAAAGTCTATAAGCTGTGTCGGTATAAATAAGTCAGCATTACCAATTAATTTATGGTGTTTTGTAGAATATGGAGTGAGCATTAGTGTTGATATATTAACTGGTGCCCGAGTTTAAGTTTAATAATACTTATATTGATTATTAAAAAATAAATAACGTATTTTATTTATTTTTTATCTAACCATATAATATATACAATGCATTCTATAAACGTCAAAATGTCTCCTAAACAAATGAGTAAAATTAGAAATGGCCACAAGGTCAGAATAAGACCAGATATGGAAGGCGAAGGAGTATGTTTAATAGTAAAGCCCGAAACATATGATATTGTTACCCGTACATTTTCAAGAAATAAAGGACTCGATATTTCTTTAGACCCTGAAGAAATAATGGTAAATAAAGAAAATTCAGACCAAATACAAGGCCAAGGAATATTTGGTAAAAAATTTGATAGAGCAGTAAAAAAAACTATAGGGAAACCAGCGACAAAGGCTTTATATGGTGCCGCTAAATCAGCATTATTACCACTAGCTAAGCAAGCAATACAAGAAGGTGGAATTGCTTTGCAAGATTATGCACCAGAGTTAACACCATTAATTGGGCCAGGTAGTAAAATAGCTACTGATTATTTAAATAATCCGTCAAAATATCAAGGTAAAGGACTCGGGACTGGTTTAGGTACTGGTAATAAAAAATATTATATGGGTATAAATGGAGGTATGCTGGCACATTTACCACCTGCTTTACAATCACAACCATATGCGAGTAATTTCCAGTTTCAACATACACTGCCACCAGCTTATCAAAAATTTAGTAGGGGTAGTGGACTTTATATTTAAATTAATGTGTAAATATAAGTATAAATAAATATCTATCTTAATAATATATAAATGTTAACTGACCACCAATTAAGAGAATTAAGTGTAAAAATGAATATTCCTCTAGAAGAAATTATATTTAAAGACCAAGTCCCCGATAAATTTAAATTTAATAAAGCATATATTATTAATTTAGAAGATGAATATAATGAAAAGGGTCAATTAAATTCTGGTTCTCATTGGACATGCTTACAAATTAATAAATACCCCAATGGAAGCATTCAAAGTATGTATTTTGATTCGTTTGGAATGCCGCCACCAACTAATATATTAAAATGTTTTGAAAATACAACTAATAAGAAACATATGCCACATAATACCAAAGATATACAATCATTAATGAATAGTGCTTGTGGTTGGTATTGTTGTGCTTATCTACATTTTATAAATAATTTTCAAAATAGGAGTAAAGATTTATATTCTGATACTGAACACTTTTTAGAATTCTTTGATGATTTAAATAAAAGTTGTAATTTTAAAAAGAATGAATATATTTTAAAGCACTTTTTTCAACCTAAAGACCCTGCTTTACGAAAAGAAATAGATGTAATTTCAGATATTGATAATATTAACACATAACAGTAATTTTATAATGGTTGTTATAATTGTTGTTATAATTATTGTTATATTTTAGGGGGGTGATTAAATCCGTTTTTATTTCTCTTTATATTCTACGGATTTAATCACCCCCCCTCTTTTATAATATAGTTCATACACTATATTATAAAATGGCTTTAATGGTCTTAATACATTATGATATAATTATTATTAGGTCTTTTTAATGGTCTATATAATTCTATGATGGAATATTTAATATTTCGGTTAATCCTTTTCTGAATCTTTTTTCAGGGTCATTTTCCAAATCAATTAATAAAGGACTAAATTTCTCCTGTGTTGCATATTTGTATAAATTTAATAATTGTTCTTTAGTGACACCTAAACCAAACTCACTCAGAATAACATTTACTTCTCTATTTCCTGATAGTTTTAATAATACCATATATGAACAGTTATTTCTTATTATCTTAGGTATCTTAAAATAGCTTTGAGAAATAAATATAACACTTACATTCAATTTTCTAGCTCTTATATAATATTGTTCAACACTTGACAAATCTTTAGATAAAACTAAATCATCCCATACTAATAAATGGTTTACTGATTTATCAAAATCATCCAATTTTGGTGTATTTGTTAAACCTTCTTTAATTATAATAGAATCATTAATACCCTTTAACCATTTATATAGGGGTTCGTCTTCATTTCTTGTAATAATGTGTATTGTTTGAAAAGTTCCTTTATTTCCACAACAAAACAAATGAATTAAATTTAATAAAAAATTTGTTTTACCACTTCCAGATGGTGCAACAATACACATCCTAAAAGGAAGTTTTAATTTATGCAAATCATAATTTGGATTTTCTACATGGTCTAATAAATGTTTTGGTATCTTCTCATACATATTAATTATACGACCATCATTATTTATTTCTTTCTTAGGCATTATATAAATTAAGTATAGAATAAAATTTATTTATTTTAAAAATAATATTATGTTATACCATATTATATTAGAATATGGCAACATACGAACCACCAATTGAAAACCTTCCAATTTTTGACCCCTCAGTGTTTATTGTTGAAAATGTTCCTTTAACATATAATGAAGCATTAGGATCATTTCTAGCATATCCAGTAGCACAAGGTACCGAAGATTTATCTATAATTAATGTTAATGGCCTAGCAACTTTTAATGCTAATGAAATACATAACCAAATAGCAACCTTTAATAATCAAATAATAATAAATGATGTTTCAAATATTAACACAAATTTAAATGGCGAGAATATAATAGTCAATGATATTTCCAATAATAAATACTGTAATATAGAATCAGATAAAATCACTTTATTTAGTCCTACAACCACAAATACGTTAACAACAGATAGTTGGTCGGGAAATATAGCAAGTGTAAATACAAGTGCAAATTTAACTCATTATTTAGGCTTCTTCGATAGTAGTGGAAGTGGAAGCGGAAAAATTCAAAAAAATGTGAATTTGTCCTGTAATCCATCTACTTCAACAATCAGTGCTACCAATTTTATTGGTAGTATTTCTAACGCAATGAATGCAATGGCAGTAAGTCTTACGAGTGATGATACTCTTGGAAATTATTATATACCATTTACTAAAACCAGTACAGCAACTAATAATTCATTATATATTGATAATACTAGTTCAGCACTTTTTTATAATCCAAATACATCAACTCTAAATGCATCGATTTTTTCTGGATCTTCAAATAGTGTAGCAATAACAGATGATAATTCAGCAACTATATACTATCCAACATTTGTTTCAGGGTCTGGTGCTCAAAGCTTACGAGCAGATATAACTGGGTCTCCGCTTCAATATGAACCAAGTCCTGGGCGTATGACTGTTTCGTCACTAAGATGCGACTTTTACGGTCCATCATCTTCTGTTTCCATGATGTCGTTTGGTACTGGATTAACTACTGGTTCTATAACTTTTACGTCAAATCAGACATCTGGTTCTATAAATATAGGTTCTACTACGTGCACGACTGGTCTGTGTAACATAAGGCCGCCATTAGTTTGTTTAAGACAAATACAAACAACAAATTCTACAACATATCCTCCAAATGTCGCCACTCATCTAGGTTACACTGTTCAAACATTAGGGTCAGCATTTACGACGACCGCTTTATTATCAAGTACAAATACTAATTTAATGTCATATACATTCACATCCTCAGAATATGGAACATATCAATTTTCTGCTATTGTTGCTATTGCTCCAACTGATAATACATTATCTCGTCAATTAATTCTGGCGATTAATCAGACATCGGCGACAGTAATAAATACACCATTCAGAGATTTACAATATACTATCGCTACAGTGGGGGCGGGATATCTACAAGTAAGTGGTGTTTATCAGATTTATTCAGGTTCACCAACGGTATACTTAGTAGGATATTGTTTAGGTTCTGCGGCAAATGTTACAACAACATTTCAAACAAGTCATTTTTCATACACTAGGATTGCATAAATTATTATCTAACAATAAAATATATAATGAACGATACGTTAATTTATGGATTGTCAACTTTATTTATAGGAATTTTGGGTTTATTAATTAGATATGGTTTTAAATCTAAATGTACAGATGTCAGTTTGTGTTGTGGGGTACTAAATATTAAGAGAGATGTCAATACAGAGTTAGAAGAGGAAAAATTAGAACTAGAACATAATATAAAAAATGATGAAAATAAAGTTTAAATAAATAATATTACTATAATGTATATGGACTATACCAAATTTAAACAATTATTAAATTTTTCAAATCCTGAAGAAATAATACAAAAAGCCAAAATATATTTTAATGAAGACATACCTATATATATATCATCTAAACCAACTAAAAAATATATGGTACAAAATCCAAACGGGGAAATGATCCATTTTGGACAAATGGGATATGAAGACTTTACAAAACATAAAGATACAAAGAGACAACAAGCATATTTAAATAGAACATCAAATATTAAAGGTAAATGGCGAAATGATAAATATTCACCTAATAATTTAAGTAGAAATATATTGTGGTAAATTATAATATAACATAATATTATAATGCCTAAAAAGTTATCATTACAAACAAAGAAATTTATCCAAGCAATACGAAACGATACAACATCAGGTGGTAGTATTACTTCACAAATAAATAGTTTAAAAAAAACGTTGAATAAAAATATTGTTAAACCAGTTAGTGAATATACTAAAGCAATAATATACGGTAGAAATGATTATCCTCCTAAAGTTCGGGATATCTTAAGAACTACACAACATATTTATATTAAGTCTATTACAATAAAAAGGAGTCCAGTTCCTGCACTGATTACTGGTGCACTTAGTGTGTTTAGTTTAGGAAAGTTTGGTCAAAAATTAGAAAGGTCATACGATGAATTATTCCATTTATATTTGGTTATAACATTACATAATAATGACAAATATTTATTAGAAAAAAATGAGGTAATAAATATGGAACGAAATCCTAAAAATAGAGATAACGAGGAAACACAAGAAATAAGCACACCAATACCAAATAATTTATCTATTAATGATATGTTAGAAAGAACCAAAAACAATATAGGTGATAATAAATTTTTTGGTTATTCTGCAAGAGATAATAATTGTCAAGATTTTTTAATTAATATTTTGAAAAATAATAATATTGGTAATGAAACTAATTATAATTTTATAAAGCAAAATACAAAACAGTTATTTGATAATATGACATCTTTAAGGAAGCTAAGTAATACAATAACAGATTTGGGTGCCGCTGTTAATGTTATAACAACAGGAAAGGGGATTACAGAAATACATAATTATAGTGATATTTTAAAGCATTTAACAGAACATATCATGGATGCCGAAGAACCAATTGATAACCGAGACTATAAACAAGCTATTAAATTAATTAAATCTATCAAAGACGAGAAAATAAAAATGAAAGGGGGACAACTTTATATTAATCATTATCATCATATTATAAAAGGTAAAGGACATAATTTTTATAGTGATTCAGATTCATCGGAATCTGAAGAAGATGATGACAAAAATAGATTTAATTTTAAAAGTAAATATTATTTTACATAACAGTAATTTTATAATGGTTGTTATAATGGTTGTTATATTTGTTATAATAGTAATTTTATAATGTTTTATAATTTAGGGTGATTAAATCCGTTTTTATTTATAATATATATTCTACGGATTTAATCACCCTATAATTTTTTATAATTTAGTTAATATACTATATTATAAAATGCATTTAGAAGTCTAATAACGACATATTAATATTATTTTTTAGGTCTTCATTTGGTCTTATGTCATATAACTCAATAAAGTAGTTTTTAAAATCAGTTCTTTTTGGGTTTATATATTGGTTCAATTCTAAACAATGTTTAATATAATCATTGTCAATGCTATAAATTCGTTTTTTATCCTTACCTACTTGCTTACTTTTAATAATTCCACAAATATTATTTATAAATGAATTATATATTGGTTTGAATTCTGTCATATTTAATGGATTTGCTCTTTCACATCGAAATACTTTTTTATATAATGCCCATTTATTATCATCAATAGTAATATCATCGGTTTTAGTATAATTGATATCAAAATGTGTAATATTAAATTGTTTTTCTAATGTTCTAACAATCTTAATTTTATTATAAATACTATCAATATTTTTAACTTTGTAATTCTCTAATTCTAATTTATTTAATTTACCATTAATATAATTATCGCTTTTAAGCATTCTAATCAGATTAAAATATTTATCGGTTTTATGCTGGTCTGTTATTTCGTCTTTATATTTTATAATTATATCATTGTCTATTGGAATATTTAAAATATTTATTGTTTCCATATATCCATTATACTTGTTTATAGTCTTATTTTCTGCATTTATAAATTCATTAAATAAAATCTCATTATGTTCATTATAATTATTATTTAGTTGTTTCTGCTTTTCTTTATCTAAAGTTTCACATTCCTCATTATTTAAAAAATGTAAATCAAATTTTGCATCTTTCAATAGAATCTCATAATGTTTCCTGGTATTGGTCTTTAATACATCTTTGTAATATTCATTAAGGGTAAATAACTCAAAGAATGAATTTTCATTTATAACATTATTATAATCATCATCAATATCTTCACATACATCTTTAATTATTTCATTGTGTAAAACATAAGATTTATATAAATCTTGTAATTCTTCAACATCTTTATATTTTGGTGCTTTTGGTTTTGTATTACAATAATAAAATAATCGTTTAATATTTCGGCATCTACATGTCTGTTGAAAACTAGAAAATGGGTCGATACTATCGCCTTTAATATAAATAAATTGGTCTTGTGGTTGGTCTATTGGTTTAAAATCGATCCCTGTAATAAGTGACGGCGAATAAAAAACCATTTTATTTAAAAATTGTTGATTCGCATCAGTTATTTCGTAATCTGTTTTAGATGTGATTAATATAAATTTTTGTTCTATTTCTTCCTTTGTATAATCTGCTATACATTCATTATAAAATAATGTTAATTGCTTACAACAATCACTACCAAATAAAAAAGGTTCATTTCTTTTAACTTTTGATTTTAGTAATTTTAAAAAGGTATTTTCGTTCGCAACTCTATACGCTTTAATGTCTTTATATGTTTGATACTCATTAATGTAAAATTTAATATTGTCATCTTTTCTAGCTTCTAAAAATTTAAATACATTGTCGCATATATTGTTATCTGTTAGTATTAATTTATGGCAATTGTGGATTATTCTTAGAAGAAGATTATATATTTTTTTAATTTGAATAATTTCTTTATTGTGTGTAAATTTTAAAAAACTTGTTATCTCATCGATATAGACTATGTATTGCCCTAGTTCTTCATTTGTTAGCTTCTCCATTAATAACAATGAATTTATACATATCGTCATATGATTATTTTTTATAAATCCGTTTTGGTATGATAACATTCCAATATTCTCAAAACTTTTTAAATGTTGCTTTGATAATGTTATTAAATCTACAATGCTTAACACTTTATAAAAATTATGTTTCTGCTTTGATATATATTCGGTTATTCTTTCATTAATTGCCGTTGTTTTACCACTCCCAGTACATGATTTAATAATTATAGTTTTATTGTTTTTTAAATCTTCATATGTTAAAAACTCATTGACATATTGTTTATTTACATTCTCAGAATTATAGTCCTGTGTTAGTTGTTTAAATTCTTTGTAAGTCTCAATGTTACTAAATTGTTTATCTTCGTTTAAATTATCATTGACTAATTTCACTAAGTAATTCAAATTAAATTTAATATCTTTGATACCTCTCCAGATTGCATTGTTTTTGTATTTATTATAACTAGTACTATTTTTAGACCATTCATCCCATAATTTTTTTGAATTTATGCCTTTTATATTTACACCTTTTAAAATATTAGTAATATAAAGCCATTTTAAATAATCATCGTTATATTCACTAGGTAATGAATTTAATAAATATTTTATAGCATTATCATCTATATCGTATTTTATAGATTTATCAAAACTAAAATTTTTAATTCCTTTCTCATTATATCCAATATCATTTATATTTTTTGATGACGAAGGAATATAATCCAATATAAAGTCCTTAAAATCTCCTTTAATAATAACATGTTTTATTGGCTTATCTTTTAGACTCTGATTTGGAAGACGAAACCAACGATTAATTTTATAAACTACTAAATCCAAATTTTTAGTTTTTAAGACATTACTATTTTTAATTCCTTTAAAAATTTCTTCTTGCTGTTTCAATGTAGCATTTAAATTTGCAATACTGAAATGTACTGAATGCTCATTCCCTTTAATTGAATGAGTATATTTTATACTTGAAACTTCTATTTCAAAGTAAGCAGCAATAATATCAAAAATATCTAATACTTCTTCAAATGTTGAACAATGGTCAATATCCCCAAATATAATATAATTGGTCTTATCTTTTAAATAAAGATGATATCCCTGGTCTGTTTTTAGTTCATTAGAAATTTTATCAATATCACCACTTATCATATTAGCATTTATAGGTTCATTATTTTCATCAGTAAAAATCTTATAATTTTTTAAGCTGTAAATTTTAAACATTGATTATAATATAATAAGATACTTATTATATTATACTAATATTTGTTTAAGTAGTTTAAACGGTTTTTAATATATCTTAATATTTGAAATATTAATTTTTCACATATGTAGTTAATTGGTTAGAACTAGAACCCATCTCTTGCATTATTTGATTTATCTCTTTATTCTGTTTTATGGTGTCTTTATATTTATCAGATAAAAAAGTATGACGTAATTGATTTACACTGACCTTCTTTGAACCAAACAACATATTTAATCGTTGATTTAATTTAACACTTGATAATTTTGAAAATTTTGAATCAAATAATAAATATTCTGTTGGATTGACCTTTATCCATTTTAACAGTATATTTTTTAATTGAATAGGTACAGGTATTGTTTGTGTTCCATATGTTTTAGCTGTCTTATAACTATTAAATACCAAATTTGATTTTGTTAAATAATTATCAGTATCAGGGTCAATATTTTTAATTTTGAAATCTATATAGTCCTTACTTCTTCTCGGTGCAATATAGAACCCAGAAAGAAGACACATTATAATATAATTTTGTATTTGTTGAATGTCTTGAATTTTTAGAACTTTTTTTTTATACAATATTTCTGCATTATCTTTCAATTCATTTAATATATTTTCTACTTCTGATTTTTCCACCCACGATAATTTCTGTTGTTCTGTTTTTTCTTGTTTTGCTATATCTTTGTTATACTCACTAATATCGTCCATCATCAAATCCCTATATTTTTTATTATCTGTAATGACTACTAGAGAACTTAGAATTGTTTTCCTTCTATTCGCTGTTATGGTCTTTAAATGTTCTAATATTTTATCAGTTTCGTCAAATTTAGATAAATCTATATCTGAAGAATTAAACACTTTTTTATACAAATTTTTTAATATTGAAGTATAAGTTTTAATACTACTATCACTAATATCTGGTTTATGTTTTTTTATTTCATCCTTAATAATATTGGTCATATTTATATAATTATAATTAAGATAATAATTTTAAATTTAATATTCTAATTGTAGAATATTAAATAAGTTTTCTAGATTCAATATAATCGTTTCGTAATTTTGTACGAGTACAAATAGATAATGTAATATGTTTATTATAATTATTCCTCGATACAGTTCTGTTGCATATTTGACAAGTTATTTTACTAGTTAATTTTTCTAATATTTTGTCTTTATTAGTTTCATAATAAATTTTATTGTATTGTTTTCGTTTCTCTGAATCCATTTTTATTATATTTTATAGTATTAATATACTTTTAAATCCGTTTATTTATTTTTATATAATTATAATAATATATAAACGGATTTAAAGATACAATTTTATAATAACGCATAATAAAGATTATAAATGCCAAAAACTGGAGATTTTAGTAATTGTAAAATATATAAAATTGTATCTTTAAATAATCCTAATATGGTATATTATGGGCACACATGTCAGACGTTAAGCCGAAGATTTTCAACACACAACACACCATCAAATAAATTATCTAGTAAATCAATTATTGATTTAGGTGATGCAATAATATTATTGGTTGAAGAATATCCTTGTAATACTATATATGAAGCAAGAGCAAGAGAAGCACATTTTATTATTAATAATGAATGTATAAACAAGAACATGCCAGGCAGAAGCATACAAGAATCAAAACAAAGGTGGATTAATTCAAATTTAGATTATCAAAAAAAATGGAGAGATGCCAATAAAGATTATCATAAAAATTATAGAATTGTAAATGCGGAAAAAATTAAACTTAATAGAATTAATAAAAAATTACTAAATCACTGAAAAAAGTAAATTTATGTTTTTTCCTAAATTTATGTTTTTTACATAAAATTAGGAAAAATACAAAAACATAAAATTTGTTAAATTAAATTTAAGCGATATATTAAAAGCCATATAATTATTATTTAATTGTTAAGAATGATATTAATATTAAAAATAATTATTCAAATATTAAGATTAATAATTGAATTATATGTTATTTTATAAGGCTGTTATTAATTAAAAATTTTTAATTAAGTACTATATATCAGTTTATACCATTATTTAATAATTAATCTTAATATTCATATTATTATTTTATAAATATATATCGTTCTTAATTATTAAATTATATTATATACCTTTTAATATATGGCTTAACAATTATTTAATATAATTCATAAATTAATATGTTGTTTAATTATCATTTTATATAAAATGATAATTAATGTTAAACTAAATTATTAATTTATGAGCGATATTCTTGTATATTTTTTTAAAACATCTGATTCAATTGATTTATTTAATAATCCTTTTACAATTAATTTAAAATCTCCTTTTTTAAGTTTATATTTTTCTAACTCTTCGATAGTATATTTAATAACTGCAGATAATGTATTATTTATTGACAATTTACCGTTAATTATTGGACTTACTAAACACATAACACTGATAGGTTCGGGTTCTTTATCTTTAATCGAAATATTATAAAATACTTTTATAACATAATCTATTTCTTCTTCAACTAATTTATCTATTTTTTCATTTATTACTTCATTTAAACCCTTTTGTGATGTTGCATTTCCAATTTCTGTAATTTGATTTTTTTTCATTTTATATGCTTGATAAAGATTTTCATTCGTTTTAAATTTTTCTTTAAGATTTTTAAGATATTCTATTATTTCTTGTTTCTTTGGTTCTTCATCTGTTATATATTTTAGTTTAATTGGTCCTGATTTTGTTTTATAAATATTTATATTGTCGACCCCTTGTTGTCTATGATGTAATTCATCAAATATCTTTACAAATTCAGGCAATTTCCTCTTCATATACTCAAATGTTAAAAATGTTTTATGTGGCATAGTGTGAAATGTCCTTAATAATCTATATCTGTTAAATGGTCCTATTGAATTTTTAATCATCGAATCGTATGCTGCATCATGTGCAACCATCATTAATTTAATTCTATCTATTTTTTCCCAATCTCCCTTTGATTTAACATTTTTAACTAATTGTGGATAAACAACTAACATCACAAAATGTGAATATTCTACACTATGTCCTGCATTATCTTTCTTCCTTACAAAATCCAATATATACTCTAACATTGACTCACTATAATACTTCATATATTCCAATACATCATCGGTGGTATAATGTTTATTTATTTCATCAAACATTTTATTATAATATGGTACTTCAAATTCTGCACCTATTGAACTATCATCTGATATTTTCAATGGTTCTCGGTATCCCAAATAATCTGATAAATAATAATTAATAGGTGCTTCATCTAGTCAATTTTTTTTACTTGTTTTTTTACTTTCTTTCATTTGTTTTATTAACATAACTTTCTGATTTTCGAGCTTTGTTTGTAAATTATAATATTTTTGAAATTGTGGCATTTTATCATCTATCGATAAATTTAATTTTGAAATTTCCTCTTTTTTCTCTACAATTTTTCTATACAATCCTTCAAAATATCTTTCTATTTCATCTTTAGTTTTAAAATTAGTTCTAAGCAATGATGTAGGATAATTTGTATTTATTAACTCATCAATAAAATCTTGTTGTTTTATTTCTTGTTTTGGTCTGGTCTTTATTTCTTTATCAATTATATTGTCTTGATATTTCTCTATGGAATGTAATAATGTGCTTAAATCATCAGTTAATATTTTTATTTCTTTATAAGGTATATCCATATGATCATAATATTGTCTTAATTTTTCAATGTTTATAAAAATATTATAAAAATAGTCCTTTCGTTCTTTTTGTGTTTTAAATTTACTTTTAAGTAATGACGTGGGATTATCAGTATTTAATAATTCTTGTATTGTAGGCACTTGTGTTTTTGTAGGTTTATTATTAACATTAATATCATTCATACCCATTTGTTCTTGTTCTTGTCCTTGTTCTCGTTGTGATTGTTCTTCTTGGATTTTTAAAATTTTATTTGTTAATAAATTAATATTTTCTCCACATTCATGCATTAATGTTTTTTTATCATCTTCAGGTATTTTTGAAAAAACCAAAGTTGTTATTAAATTTTTATAATTTGTTATTATAGTATTATAAATATTTATTTCTTCATCTGGTGAATTAAAATTTGGAATTATTATGTTTGTATATGGGACGATTCCACCCTCATAAATATATTTTTTAAAAGGAGCACTAAAAGATAATTTAGGTATTTCAACTTTTTCTGGTTCATATAAAAAACTAAAAGCATCATTTTGTGTTGATTTATTCGCTTTATTCATAACAGGTTTTTTATTTAAATATTTTGACATATCAGTATTTTTGATTTTTTCATATTTAGCAGTTAATTTGTTTATTTGATTTTTATGTTTAGATTTGTTTATTATAAATTTGTTTCTTGTTTTTGTTGGTTCAATTATTTCCTTCACATTATAAATATCACTTTCTGGTCTTTCAGTATATTCTGCTATTTGTCTTTTTGGTCTTTGATTTGGATTATTAAATTTTTGTTGATTAATTTTTATAATAGGATTTATATCAATATCATTCATACCAATTTGTTCTCGTTGTTTTGGTTCTTTATTTATTGTTTCATCTGATTTATATTTAACATTAACATTATGAGTGGATTTATCACCTTTACGAAATAAAGGGTTAATTTTAATAGCACTTAAATTATATTGGTCATCATTTAAATTAAATTTAATTGTTGATGGGTCAATGCTTACGCTACCATATATACTATATGATGGTTTAGAAAGCTTTAATGCTTCTTTATAAGATATATTATGGTCTGAAGCATATTTTTTAACATGTTGAATCCATGGAGATGGCATTATATAATATTATGGTTAGATAATATTATTTAATTTTTTTCATTAGAAATTAATAAATGAGTTGTTTTACGTTTTGATAATTCATACTGTTTATCATATTGAAATAATGTATTATTTGTTCTAAATAAAAGTTTTATAATCCATTGATTTTCTAATATTAAATATATCTTGGCTTTCTCATTAGTAATATTATTATCATTCAAATGCTCATATATATTCATTGAATCGTCTAAATAAAAGCTATTGCAAGCAGCAATATATGGTGGATCCATTATTATCATATGATTAACATTATTTTTATAATTTTCATAAACTGATATTGCATCCTCACAAGTAAATGACACATTTGGATTTCTGTAAAAATCAAATATTTTATAATCTCTAAATTTAAAAGGTTTTTGTAATGTGTTATTGCCTCCATATCCTATTGGACATAAATTAGGACGCATATTAAAATACTTATTACCAATTAACCAACCATAAATATCTTTGTTTTTAATTACATTATCATATGCTTCTTTAGTAGTTATAGTGTTTTTAATCTCATTAAATTTGGTCTCAAATTGTTCAACTTTCTCATCGTCTATTATAATGTCATATATTTCTTTAATATATGGATTATTGTCATTTAATATAACTTTTATATTAGGATGTAATGAAGCAATATAATAACTTATAACAGATGTCCCTGCGTATGGTTCTATTATTGTGTCTATACCTTCAAAATTTAAAAAGTTATAAAACTGCTTTATCTCATTTCGCTTATTTCCTGGATATGGCATATAAAATATGTTGTTCAACCTCATTATATATAATATGGTTATATAATAAAAACTATAATATTAATTTGACAATTAATTATCAAATCGTATATTTTGTGGTGTTGTTTGTTGTTGTCTCCATTTTGACATTAAAATATAAAAACATTCATAACATAATATTTCTAATTTAGATATTTTAGCGCTACACATTGAACAATAATCCATTTATAATTATTGTATTATATTAAATATTATTATATGACCAAATTGAAGACCTAAAAAAATTTATATCATAATGTTATAAGACCATTAAACCATTTTTATAATATAGTATATAAACTAAATTATAAAAGAGGGGGGGTG